TTCGTCGGAGGAGTGGCGATAGTTCATGTTGGTGGAAATACTGAAACCGAAATTAAAGAAAAGAAAGACCGAGTAGAAGATGCTTTGTTCGCTACTAAAGCAGCTTTAGAAGAAGGTATTGTACCTGGTGGTGGTGCTGCTTTGCTTTATGCTCGTGAAGGTATTGGAGAAACAAATGGAATTGGTTCACAAATTGTATACCAAGCTTGTGGTAAACCATTCGAACAAATTCTTACTAATGCCGGTTACGACAAAACTAAAGCACAAATGCTTGCTATGAATTATTATACCAATGAAACCAATTGGGAAGGTCACGATGTGAAAACAGGAATGATCATTAATATGAAAGAAGCAGGTATCATCGACCCAGCTAAAGTAACACGTTTAGCACTTGAAAACGCAGCTTCAGTAGCAGGCACTGTATTGCTTACCGAATGTGTTGTTGTTGACAACCCAGAAGATAAGAAAGAATCTGATCCAATGGGTGGAATGGGAGGTATGTTCTAATGGATACCCAACAAGTAGAAAAAAATATTCTAATTGCTGAGAGAGTTCCACCTGGTGACAGGTGGAAACTCCTCAATAGCGAAAAAGTTTATGATTCACTAACTGAGGTTTTAAATGCTTATTACCAACAAGCAGAACATAAACCTCAAGCATTTAGACTTGAACCCCTAAAAAGTAAGTTGTACATTATTACAACACAAGAAATAGAAATTCAAAGGCCAGAACCTAAAAAGTACGATTTGTATGGTGACTATGAATGATGAACATAGTTTATTAGTTGAAAAATACCGTTCTACTTCATTAGACGAATATGTAGGCAATGAGAATATTAAAAAAACTATCGCTCAGTACTTATCACAGAACGATATCCAAAACTTAATATTTTACGGACCAGCAGGTACAGGTAAAACTACTCTTGCTAAGCTCATTGTTCGCAACCTTGATTGTGATTATCTTTACATCAATGCCTCAGACGAAAGGGGAATTGAAACAATTAGGGATAAAGTATCAGGTTTTGCCTCAGCAGCCTCATTTAAACCACTTAAAGTGGTTATCTTAGATGAAGCTGATTTCCTCACTATCCAGGCGCAGGCTTCTCTCCGTAATGTCATTGAAACGTTTTCACGTACTACACGTTTTATTTTAACGTGTAACTACGTGGAACGTATCATTGACCCCTTACAATCACGTTGCCAAGTCCTGAAAATTATACCTCCATCTAAAGTTGATGTTGCAAGACACATTGCTGGAATTATGGAGAAAGAATTAGTTACATATGAAAGATCAGATATAGTATCTATTGTAAAACAATATTATCCAGATCTTCGTAAATGTCTTAATACAATTCAATTATCAACTCAAGATAATAAACTTGTAATTGATAAATCTATACTTGTATCTTCTAATTATACTTTACAAGTAATTAACGAACTTAAAACAGGTAAAAACTGGAAAACAATTCGCCAAATAATTGCTGATTCAAACACAGACGAATACGATGAATTATTTAAAGCACTTTACGAGAATGCTTCAGTCTATGGTAACGGGAAGGAAGGCATGGTAACAGTTATTTTAGAAGAATATCAATACCACGCTAATTTTAGAATCGATAAAGAAATCAATATTATGGCTTGTATAGCTAAGATTATTTCTATACTATGAACTACCAAATTATAAATGTTGGAAGTAAATTATATAAAGTAGTTAGAATTCTTAGAGATGAACCTAAATGGGATTTAGATATTTTAAGACAACTTTGGCATTGTACTAACACATTTAAAAAAGAAGGTGCTATATATTTTGTTCGAGAAATTGAAGATGTAGAATATGAAGAATTTTCTTAAATTTACTGTTATTTGGATTAGCCAAAACTTATCCATACCTTTCTGGATGGTAGGACACATTCACTTAATGACAACAATTTATCAAGACATACACGAGATTATAGCCAGCTTGGGTATGAATATTATAGTATTAATTGGCTTTATTTTAGATTATAAATCACAAAACAATGAATCAAAATCAGGATCTTAAACTTAATATTGATATTAAAAACACAGAAAAAGTAGAAACACCTGATGGTAACTACGTAGTAGCTGAAGGTATTATTTTGCGTAAAGCATCACGTTTTGCAGTAGGCACTGAACAAGATGCACTTATTCCTATTCCTGTGTTTTATGATGTCAAAACCGGTGCTATCTTAAAGGAAACACTTCCTAAGGAACTCCAGGACGAGTATGACACTATTTGATTGGTTAGAAGAAATTACAACCAAAAAGACTCCCCCTGGTAACTTCAGCGAAGAGTCATGGGATTCATTCAACTCTTACATGGTTCATAGATATTTATCGATGGATATAAATTACGTAGAACTCGTAAATTATGTTCAAAAGATAAGTCCACAGAACAAAAAACAAATTTATACCATTTATAGAGAAATGATCCCAAAGAAAAAGGTTTGGTTAAAGTATATCAAACCGAGTAAAAAACAAAGACCACAAAGTGTAGCAGAATACGTAGCAAAATATTATGAATGTAGTTTAGGTGAAGCTGATCACTACATTGACATAATCAGAGAACCAGGTGTTAGAAGCATTTTGTGGAAAATGGGAGTCGATCAAAAAGAACAAGATAAATTAGTTAAACAGTTATAAATGGAAGAAAGAGCAAGTTATGAACCAAATCCCCACACTGGGGAAGAAAGAGCAATTAAGGATTTTGAAAGACTATATCCTGAATTAGCTGATAATTTTAAAGAAATACAAAAAGAACAATACGCTCTGTTTGCTCGCAAAATGATGGATTATGGGCTTCAAAATATTGCTTTAGGTTCTGATTTATCTACTCGAGACGACCGAAATCTTTCTATTACAGGTATTTGGCTTCGTTGTAATGATAAAATTAATCGCCTCAAAAATCTATTGAAACGTAATGGTCAAAATTACGTTGAAGGAGAAACAATGATAGATAGTTTTGTAGACATTGCTAACTATGGTATTATTGCTATGTTAGTTATTAGAGGTAAATGGAAATAAGTTTTGGCTAAGAAAAAAATACCCTCTATAATTAAAGAGGTACAACAACACACGCCCCCAGATGTTGACTATCGCTTCCAAAAGCAAATCTCATTTAGTCAATTCTCGATGTTTGAGAGCTGCCCACACAAGTGGGCGCTCCAATATCGAGATGGGCATTATACGTCGGAAGTATCAATTCATATGACGTTTGGTACAGCAATCCACACTGTACTACAAGATTACTTAACTACGTTTTATAACGTAAGTAAAACCGCTGCTGATCAAATCGATTTAGAATTCCAATTTGAGGAAAAATTAAGAGAAGGCTACAGAACAGACTACGAACGTAATAACAAAACACATTTTTCAGATTCAGAACAACTTAGAGAGTTTTATGAAGATGGGTTAGGTATTCTTTCTTGGTTTAAGAAAAATAAAGGCAAATATTTTAGCAAACGAGGTTGGTGGTTAGTAGGTATTGAAGTACCAATCCTGCTTAACCCCAACCCTCTATATAAAAATATTATCTATAAAGGGTTTTTGGATGTTGTTTTATATGATGAGAATACTAACACCATCAAAATTATAGATATTAAAACTTCAACTCGCGGTTGGAAAGATAAAGAAAAGACTGATGAGGTTAAAAACATGCAATTAATCCTCTACAAGAAATTCTTTGCTGAACAATTCGGATTCCCAGTAGATAATATTAACATTGAATATTTTATTGTTAAAAGAAAACTACACGGTAACCCTGATTTCCCAGACCCACGAGTACAAATTCACGTTCCTTCATCTGGAAAAATTAAACTAAACAAAGCAACTAAGCGCTTTCAGGAGTTTATTGAAATGGCTTTTACTAAAGATGGTTCACATAATACTGGGCCTATGTTAAAAGTACCTTCAAAATGGAATTGCACTTATTGCCCATTTAAAGAAGATAAGAATTTATGTGATAGAGGATTACTTTAATAGAATCCTGATATATTTATATTTAGTTATTAATTAAAAAACAATGTTATGAGTAAAAAGGACATGACACTTACGAGTGTAAAAATCCAAAGTGAC